CAAGCGAAAAGATGCCTAAATTACATCCGTGGATAACTGTCCCAATCCCTGTTGAAGCCGAACTCACTGGAACGGACAGACCTTGGTGGGAGAAAAAAGAGATTACCATAAACCATTAAATTCATTTAAAAAATAACAGAAAAAAAGCTCAAATGCCTTAAAAATGTGCTATAATGAAGTATAGAATTTAACTCATTCACAGGAGGTTTACATGACTAGAAAGGAAGCGGAGCATGATGCAAAAGAACTGAACCGGACAGAACCTAAGTGGTTCTGTCCGTTGATTAACGCAAAGTGTCGGAAAGACTGCATAAATTTTACTTTAGCCTATGTAATAAGTGAAAGCGAAAAGAGACACGGGATGCTACATGATGCAAACGATGATTCTTTTATGGTGGAAGGATTTTTTTGCAGTAACGCACAGTTCATAAGTCCATTTGCTTGTGGAGGTCATTAAAATGCCACTTCATACAATTCATAGACCTGAAAACCTAGACGACCTAGTTGGTAATGAAAGTGCATCTGAATCACTTAGGTCCGTATTATCAAGGGAGTCGGATATTCCACATTCGTTTTTATTCACAGGTCCGGCAGGAACAGGTAAGACTACTGGCGCACGTATTCTTAAAAATGAACTAGGTTGTACAAACAGTGATTTTCATCTTTACAATTCTTCAAATACCCGTGGTATTGACACTGTACGGGAGATTATAGATAGTTGTCAATTTGCGCCAATGCACGGTGATGTGAAGATGATAGTACTAGAGGAATGCCACCAGTTGACAGGACCCGCCCAGGAGGCCCTGCTTGTAATATTAGAAGAACCACCAGAATATGTCTATTTTGTACTATGCACAACTGAACCAGATAAATTGAAGAAGAGTCTCAAAAGACGTTGCCATATTTCAGAGATGAAAGCACTGTCTTTACCGGAGATAAAGAAACTCCTTCTCAGTACTTTGGAAAAAGAAAACATCGAAGATTATCCGAAGGAGATTCTTGATAAGATTGCTGAAGCCTGTGATGGTTCACCAGGAAAGGCGTTGAATCTTTTAGACACGGTTATTGACATAGCAGATAATAGTGTAGCTCTGAAAGCCGTTGAAGATGCTACTGTGTCTGAATCAAACATCGCTGAGATCGCCCGTATGCTTCTTTCAGGCAAGGGGCAATGGTCTGATATAGCTCAGAAGATTAAAGGGCTTGCAGGGGAGCCTGAGAGCCTTAGATACGCATTTCTAGGATACTTGAATGCTGTACTATTGAATAAAGGATCTGCGAATGTAGCCGCTTTAATGATGCCGTTTATGGAACCGTGCATGTACACAGGTAAAGCAGGACTCACATTTGCTATCTACATGGCGTGGAGCGATACTAAAAAGTGAGTTTTTTAACACGGAAAACAGCTCGGATGCGTTGAAAATGTGTTATAATGAGAGAGTCAGGCACGGCGAGTAAACCATGATCCTGGAGCGTGCCATTTAGGAGGAGTAAACCACAGCGGAAGAGCGTGCCAATGGACTAGAGTAAACCATATTGACAGAGCGCGTCAAAGCCAAGGAGTGAACCATTGTGCGGGAGCGTGTCAAATTCTGTGAGTAAACCAATTCCGAAGAGCGTGTCAAAAATCACGAGTAAACCATTGTATCCGAGCGTGCCAGGATTCCCGAGTAAACCATTGTAGGAGAGCGTGTCATATAACGAGAGTAAACCACAGTTCCAGAGCGAACCAAAATCTAAGAGGAGTGTTTAAACCATATTAAAAGAAAGTGAGGTGATAGAAAATGTCGGAATATGAAGATGATCTAAGAATTGATTTTAACCAACTGGACATTAACTGGAGAGATCATTCAGCCAATTACATGAAATGGTCGGAAAAGTGGGTTAACTCAGTTGCTGTCAAAGATCGCAAGAAAGAAGTTTTGGATACTCTGAAGGCAGAACTTGACTCAAAGTACAGGCAATCATTGTTTGAAAAAGATCAGAAGAAACCAACTGAAGGTGCTATCGCAGCTGCTATTCAAAACGATGATGCTTACAAACTGGCACAGAGTGATTTGATAAACGCAACGGAAGAGATGAATCTCTTGGCATGTGCTAAGTCAGCATTTGATCACAGGAAAAAAGCCCTTGAAGGTTTAACTCAGTTATGGTTAGGAGGCTATTTTTCGAATCCTAATATACCTGTTGAAATAAAAGAGAAATTTAAAAAAGATGATACGGAATATCAGGAGGAACAGACAAAAGCATTGAATGAAAATAAGAGGCTTCAGAAACGGAAAATCAAACCTATCAGAAAAGTATAACCTATGGAATATTTAAAGTACATAATAATAGGCATAGTAGTCATATTTTTAGGCTACTTAACATTTCGTGTCATATCCATGGCTGTATTTAAAAGTTGGTTTGACGCAAAAAATCAAAACGGTGAAAGGAGTATTAAGGATGAAATTATCGAAGATGCTGGACACAATGGCAACAAAGTTGCAGGAAGCAAGAGACGAAGTGGATAAGTTTGAAGGCAAAGGCAATAATGCCGCAGGTACTAGGATTAGGAAGGCTATGCTGGATATTAAATCTCTAGCATCTGATGTAAGAAGTACCGTAACAGATATTAAGCATGAAAGGAAAGGAGTGTAATATGGGTTTCCGTGATAAGTACAAACAGCAGAAAAAAGATCTTTTGAAACGGCATGAAGCCAGTGTATCCGATAAGGGAGGTGGTGGTCAATTCGGTAGCTACATTGAAGTATCAAAGCTTCCAAAGTCTGTTAACTTCTGGAAATGCACAGAAGGTGGTCACGCAATTGATTTCATACCGTTTGTTGCAGGACCTCGTATGCCGAAAGTTAGTGGTGGTGGAATCAAAGAAGGGCAAATTACATGGTTGTTAGACATTTGGGTACATAGGAATGTTGGTGTTCTCGATGCTCCTTATGTTTGCCCTACACGAACAAATGGAGAACCTTGCCCTATCTGTGAACATATTCAACAGAATCGTGATTCCTATTCAAAGGAAGAAATTGATGGGATGAAAGCCAAGCGCAGGACTCTGTACCTGATTTGGTGTCATGACAATTCTGAAGAAGAGAATAAAGGCATTCAGCTATGGGATATCGCACACTGGTTTATGGAGAATAATCTCAAAGAGATTGCTGAAAAACCTAAAGGTGGCGGCACAATCCTGTATTTTGACCCTGATATTGGTAAGAATGTACTCTTCACAAGACGCGGTTCTGGAATGGGGAATACGCAGTTCCTGGGTCATCGTTTTGATGATAGAGAACAACCTATTCCTGATAAAATTCTTGATCAGTCCTTTGAACTTGATTCAGTTATCAAGTATAGTACCTATGATGAAATTCATACAGCATTCTATGGTTCTGATACAAACAAAGGATCTAATGCACCAACAACAGCGTCCCCTTTTGATACTGAAGAACCTATTGAAGAAACGGAAGAGTCCGTTGAAGAATCAGCACCTTTTGAGTTAGCCCCAGATGAATGTCCAATCAATGGTGAATTTGGAGTGGATCATGGGGCACTAGAAGGTTGTGATGACTGTGAAAACTATGACAACTGCTATGCAGCTAATCAGGAAATGCAGGAACCGGAACCGGAGCCTGAGCCTGAGCCTGAGCCTCCTAAGAGGAAACAACAGTTGCGTAGTTCGCAGAAACCATCAACTGATAAACCTAAACCGATACGCAGACCTATTCGGCGTGCATAGTTAAAAATTATGTTGGTTGCCTAGTAATGGGCAACCAACATTATGAGGTGATGTATATAATGCCAAAGAAAATAAAGAAAGCGCAATCTCCGGCTGAACAAATAAGAGAAAGAGCAAATTCTGAACCGGAACCTATAAAGACAACTGCTAATGAAGGGGATTTCAACTCTGTGGTTTCTACTGGTTCAACCCTTCTTGATCTTGCTATATCTGGTGGTAGGGTAAGGGGTGGTGGTGTTCCATCCGGCATATTAATGGAAATATATGGACCATCCGGAATGGGTAAAACTTCAATACTGGCTGAAATGTGTGCTGATACGCAGATAAAAGGTGGAAATGTTAAATTCCTTGATCCAGAAGCACGGCTTGACCAGGAATATATGCGCATATATGGAATGGAACTTATAAAAGAAAATTATTTTATGCCAAATACAGTAAATGAAGTATTTGAACATATACTAAAATGGGAACCTGATCCACCTAAGAAAGGTGGTGTTAATCTGATTGCTACTGATAGCCTAGCAGCACTAAGTTCTGAACTTGAATTGAGCGACAAAGGCGATGCTATGGGTATGAAGATAGCAAAGGACTTCAGCCAAGGTCTGCGCAAAACATGCACTCTTATTAAGAAGAATAATTTTATAGTAGCCTGTTCAAATCAGATACGCCAAAACACGACCGGAAATGAAGTCACGTCTGGTGGTAAAGGAATTCCGTTTTATGCTTCACTACGTATTAGAATAGGACCACCAGCAAAGAACAAGTATTTGTCAGCTACGAAAACAATAAACAATGTTAAACATGAAAAGATATACGGAATACAGTCTATATGTACAGTAAAGAAAAGTTCTGTTGATGATCCTTTCCGCACTGCCAATGTATTCATAGTATTTGGAGTAGGCATTGATGATGTGCGTGCTAATTTGGCTTATGTAAAGCAGATGACAAATGCTACATCTTACGTTGCTATAAATGAATCATTTGGGAGAATGGATACTGCCATTAAGCACATAGAAGATAATAACCTCGAAATTGACCTTAAAAATCAGGTGATAGACTTATGGGAAGAAATAGAAAGAGAGTTTAAAACATCACGTAAACCAAAAAGGAGGGGTATATGAATCTAAAAAACAGAGAGATAGAATGCACTGTGAGGAAAGCTGTGCAGGAAGTACAGTATGAACCTTTTGAAGTGGTTATGACAGTTAAAGGTACAATAGGAGATGATACAGATATCGAAAAAGAGTTTGATGAACTGGCTGAATTTTTGGAATCCAAAGTGTTTGAAACAATAAACAAAAGGCTTACATAGGAGGACTCAAAATAAAAACGCTGATCATAGACTGTCATGCAATCTGCCATGCCGCAAAACACACTATGGGTGATCTTTCTCATGAGGAACAGAAAGTAGGGATAGTATTTGGTTTTATGAAACAAATTTTGACATTTTCAAAGCGTTTTAATAGCGCAAAACTAGTTTTTTGTTGGGATTCAAAGAAGAGCTTCAGGAAAAAAATATATCCCGAATACAAAAAAAGAAATCCTTTTACAGAAGAAGAGATAGTGTTTGAAAAATTTGCTTTTAAACAATTCATTGAACTGCGCACATATACATTACCAAAGTTTGGGTTTAAAAATATTTTCATTCAAACCGGATTAGAAGCTGATGACATAATTGCTGCTATAGCACATAATTATAACAGAGAATTTGTAATTGTATCAGGCGATGAAGACCTTTATCAGCTTTTAAAGAACAATATCTCAATGTACAGTCCCAAGAAAAAGAAAATTTTTACAGAACACGATTTTACAAAACAGTATGGCATAACACCAAAAGAATGGGTGATGGTAAAACGCATAGCGGGTTGCAGATCAGATAAGGTCATTGGTATTGATGGCATTGGAGAGAAACGTGCTATTCAGTATCTTAAAGGCACTTTGGGGAAAAATACTAAAGGATATCAAAACATACTGGATGGGCAGCACATCATTGAAAGAAATAAAACATTGGTTGAATTACCATTTGAAGGAACCAAAATACCAAAGTTGATGGATAAAGAAACATTCAGTATTAACAACTTCATTGACTTAACGGATAAATATGGATTCAGGAGTTTTCAGCAAATCAGTACGATGAATGAATGGGTAAATCAATTTAATATGAAGTAAAAATAACAGTGATACAGGATTATAACAATGGCAAAATCAAGTAAAGGATCACAGTACGAGAGGGACACCTGCAAACAATTGGGATTATGGTGGACACAGGATTCAGAAAAACCTTCTGACGCAATATTCTGGAGGACATCTCAGTCTGGAGGTCGTGCAACAACAAGGGCAAAGCAAAAATTGAAAACACCGAATTCATATGGGGATGTAGGATATCTTGATATAGACGGGAAACCTTTTATCGACGAAGTACTGCTGGAACTTAAACGTGGATACACAAATGATATTTCAATCCTTGATTTCCTTGATAAAACCAAAGGCGAACCTATCCTATTAAAATGGTGGAATAAAGCTGAAAAAGAACAACGATTATCAAAGCGAAAGTATATTTTCATTGTCTTTAGAAGGGATAGACATAAATCCTGCATTTTAATAAAAGGACAAGCATTTGGAAAAATGCAAGATTGGTTTGGGGCATTTCAATATGATATTTTACACATTACACATAAAAACCTAAAACTTGTGGCTATTGAATTGGAAAAATTTTTAAACTGGTGTCATCCTGATTTTTTTAGAAAAGGAAAATAAATGCTTGAGAAAATCACAATAAAGAATTTTCAAAGTCATAAAAATACTATTATAGAATTACATGAAGGTATTACTGTTATTACAGGAACCAGTGATGCTGGAAAATCAAGTATATTCAGGGCCATAAACTGGTTGAGAACCAATAGACCAGTTGGTAGTGCTTTCATCCGTAACAATTCCAAAGGCAATGCCGAAATATCACTGGATATTGACGGAACTACGGTGAAACGGATTAAATCGAAAACTAAAAATAGCTATGTCCTTGGAAGTGAAAGCTTTGATGTTGTAAAAACAGATGTTCCTGATGAGATAACGGAATTCCTAAACTTTGCTGATACAACAATACAAGGACAGCATGATCCTTATTTTCTACTTCAGGATAGTGCTGGAGAGGTTGCCAAAAAACTGAATAAAATAGCTGGTTTTGAAATCATTGATTCTGTAATGAAAGATGTAAAATCAGCTATCACAGAAAATGCAAGTAAGACTAATTACACCAAGGAACGTATTGCGAAACTTGAAGAATCCATAGAAGATTATGCACACTTGGATTCTGTGGAAGGTCACATTTCCACTCTTAATGAATCTCTGACTTCCTATAAAAGCAGAAGTTCCTTACTAGACAGTATTAATATGACACTATCTAATATTTCGGACACAGGTGAAGCAATAGAAGATATAAATTCATGGATAGCTATAGAAGAGGACATTAATCCAATACTGAAGAATGTTGCTACGTTAGAGGATCAACAATATGAACTGAAATCGGTTGAAGAATTACTTGTAAACATAGGTGATATTCAGAATACCGTTGAGAGCTTGTCAGACAAGGCTCAGTGGGAAGTAGATGTTGAAAGCATAGGTAAGGTCATAAATGAATTTATTGTACAGTCAGAGGCTTTTGAAGCAACCACTACTGTATTAGCAAGCATTAGTAGATGCTACAATACCATAAAATCCATTGATACTGAATTAGAAGACTTGGAAATTAAACTGAACGCTATAATAGAATCCAATGGTGTGTGCCCTATGTGTGGAGTTAAACTTACTGGCGATAGAATAGAACATATGAAACACCTGTAATAAGGAGATACTTATGAAATTATTGTGTTCTGGAGATTGGCATATAAGAGCGACACCAACAAGGTTCAGAAATTCTGATTACTACAATCAGATGCTAGAAAAAATTAAGTATATGATCGATTTTGCTGATAAGCATAATATTTATACCATATTACAACCAGGAGATTTTTTTGATAGTCCTGATATACCAAACCGTGTTGTTGTTGATATAATTAAATTGATGGGTCCAATTGATGTGCATGTTGTATTTGGACAGCATGATACAAAATTCAGACGTACTGACGATACAACACTAGCGGTATTAATAGAATCTGATGTAATCGATATTTTAAGCTCAGTGGTAATGTCCTACGAAGATGAGTCCCAGGTTGATATATATGGAGCGTCATGGGGAGATGATATACCACAGGTATTAAATCCAAATAATTACAATATCTTGGTCATACATAAGATGATAGTTGAAGATAAACCATTATTCAAAGATCAACAGGACTATGTTGCTGCGGCAGCATTTTCTAGGAAGAATAAAGAATTTGATTTGATTGTATCAGGTGATAATCATAATTCGTTTTCTTACTTTCCAAAAAATAAAGGATTTCCAGCTATTGTAAATTGTGGTTCTCTCATGCGAATGACAACTGCTCAATATATGCACAAACCGTGTTTCTATATTGTGGATACAGCAGATAGAATAATAGAACGGCATTACATACCAATTAAACCAGTACACGAAGTATTCAAGGCAGAAGCTATCGAAATAAATGAACGTAATGAGAAAATGGAATCATTCATTGAAACACTTTCAGATACTAAACTGTCAGATTCAAAAATATCATTTGAAGATAATCTTAAAGTTCTCCTTGAAAAAGAAGTGTTCGATGCTGAAATAAAAAAGTTGGCTAATGAGTTTATCGGAAATTATTATACATAGGAGGTCTTGAAATGGTTGATATTGATGAAATCCTGCAAGAGTTAAAAGATATAAAAAACGATATAGCTGAAGCAAAACAGGAAAAAGCTAAGCTGGAAGGTGTGTTGTCAGAACATTTGAAATCTCTGAAAAATATGGGTATTAAATCTGTAGCTGATGGGCATAAAAAAGTGAAAACACTGAAAGCTGAAATAGAAAAACTGGAATCAGCTATTCAAAAACAGTTTTCATCACTGCAACAAAATTATGAATGGTAGATATTATGACTATATCCGAAATAACAGATTCGTTAAAATTGGCTGAAAAGCAATTTGTGAAAGACAGGGCGACAGAAGAACTTTTAATAAGCGAATGGCAATCCAATCAAAACGTTTTAAGGAACCTTGAAAAGCATGGATTAAACTTATTTAAAATAAGGGCGCTATTTCAAAAAGCGGCTGAGATGACTCAGAAGCAGTTAGAATTTCATATCAGCGGGTTAGTATCCACAGCATTAGCAGCAATATGGGATGATCCATATGAATTTAAGGTTGAATTTGTTCAAAAACGGGGAAAGACAGAAGCAGAATTATGGCTTATCAGAAATGGATCAAAGATGAAAGCGCTGGACGCATCGGGAGGTGGTGTTGTCGATGTTGTTGCGGTAGCTCTCAGAATGGCATTTTGGAGTCTTACAAAAACAACGAGGCCAATTATGCTATTGGACGAACCTTTTAAACATCTGAGTGGAGATTTAAAAAAGAAAGCTGCTATGATGTTAAAAATGATCAGCCAAAAATTGCGTCTTCAAATAATTATGGTATCTCATATAAAAGAGCTTGCTGATAGTGCGGACAAGAAAATTGAAGTTATAAGAGATAAGCAGGGATCTAAAGTTGTTTCTGATTAGATAAAAAGGTATTAAATGGAATTAGTATCATACGAAAAGTCGGGTCCTATAAAAGGCATCTGTAAACAAAATGCATTGTGGGGAGAAGTAAAATCGGACATTGTAGAGAAACATTATTACCACACTCCGCTAGTATATTTCCAGAAACCAAAATGGATTGATGATGGCACTTTTCAAACTATTATTGATTCCATTATAGTAAATCTACCTGTTGGATTTGAACTGAAGCATGAATGCCGCGTCAGACAAAGCCGGGTGGCTCCCACCCCACGCACCAGGGGAAAACAGCAACCAGAGATTACCGGGTTAGCCACCAGGTAGCGCGTTCTGGCAGACGTGGTGCGGAGGCATTTAATTTTTAAGGA